TCCAGCCAATACCACTTTAACAATTCGTTATCTTGTAGGCGGTGGAATAGAAAGTAATGTAAACGCAAACACCATAACAAATGTAACGTCGATTGAATATTTCGGAGATATAACAGAACTTCCTGGACTGGAAAGAAATTTAACAGAAACCGTTCGTCGTTCTATAAAAGTTAACAATCCAATCCCAGCAGTAGGTGGACTCGGCAGTGAATCTAACGATGTTATAAGAAACAACGCTTTAGCAAATTATGCTTCTCAAAACAGAGCAGTTACTCAGCAAGATTATATAGTAAGATCATATTCTATGCCGTCAAAATATGGATCGGTGGCCAAAGCTTACGCCGTAGCAGATCAATCCGTTGACACAACCGCCACGGGATATAATCCTTTTGCTGTGAATCTTTATATATTGTGCTATAACACGCAGAAAAAATTGATAAATTCAAATCCAGCTATTCAAGAAAATTTAAAAACTTATCTAAATCAATATAGATTGTTGACAGACGCGGTTAATATTTTGGATGGATATATCATAAACATAGGAGTTGAGTTTGGCGTCGTGGCATATAAAAATTATAATAAGAGAGATGTTCTATCGAACTGTCTTACCATGGTCCAAGAATATTTCAACATAGATAATCTTCAATTTTGCCAACCAATAAATCTTAGTAGGCTTGAATTAGAAATAAGTAGAGTGGATGGAGTTCAGTCGGTAAGCTATCTGAAACTAAAGAATTTGACAGCTAGGGATGGAGATTATTCCCCATACGAATATGATATCGGACAGGCTACAGTAGATAAGGTACTATATCCATCATTGGATCCATCCGTTTTTGAAGTAAAATATCCAACAAAAGATATAATTGGTAAGGTTCTTTAATCGTATATTTTCGGTTAGTTGATATATTTATATAGAAAGAACCTCAGTCATGCATTACTTTTTATATCCAACCAAAGACGCATTTATTTCAAACAATCCAGTTTTGATGTACAAAAACACTGGTTTGGATGAAATACTTGAGGTAGAAAAAAGAACGAGTTATTATGCCTGTGGAGCAGATGGCGAACATCTTGGGTCCGTGCTTTCCAGAGCTTTGCTTTATTTTGATGTCACGCAAATATCTCAGTCTATAGCGTCCACTGACCCAAACAGGCCTATAAATCCAAAATTCTTTTTGAATTTAAAGATTTGTGAATCTATAGAGGTTCCAACTTACTACACCTTAGCAGCATATCCAATATCTCAATCTTGGACTATGGGTACTGGATACAAATATGACGGAAATGATTATGCCGATGGAGTTAATTGGAAATTCACAGATGGTCAAGGAGACCTTTGGTATTCTGGTTCTGTTTCAGATTGTAGTGGGGGTGGAGTTTGGTGGGTGTCTGGTAGCTTAAAAAGTTCTGGTTCTGGATATGTAGAGCCGGCATATGTAAACCCCGCGCTTTATCCTTCTATGGGAGAATGCAATCCCCCAGATTACAATCCACCCACATCTTCTATAATAGCTCCTGTTACAGGAGGGTTCGGATGTTCACAATCGTTTGATTACCAAACTTCGGACGTTAGAATGGATGTAACAAATATAGTCAACGCTTGGATATCAGGCACTATAAATAATAATGGAATACTGTTATTACACAGTGACGAAACTAGCTCTTTGGATTATGGATCTTTAAGATTTTTCTCAAAAGAAACCAACACAATATATTCTCCATACATTGATGTAGTTTGGAACGATGCATTTTTAGCATGGGAACAGGCCGGATTCGACACAGGAAGCGCCGAGTTGATACAAACTCGCGACGCTGTGGTTAACATGAAAAATATGGCAAAAGAATATAAACACGGAGATATACTTCGTTTGGATGTATCGGCCAGAAAAAGATATCCAACAAAAACTTTTGCAAGTTATCCCAATCCAGCTGGAGCAATAAATAGATTTTCTGATTATTTGTATCCATATTATTTGCCGTCAGCAAGTTTTTATTGCATAAGAGATGCTGAGAGCGACGACGATATAATTCCATATGACTGTTATACTCGGTTGAGCTTTGACAACAATGGAAATTATTTTATGTTGGATACCACGGGTCTTCCACAAGAAAGATATATGAAGGTTCAGATCAGAACCGAACAAAGCGGTTCTATCACGACCTTTGATATACCTACAGTATTCAAGGTTACACGATGAATGAAAATCCATATCTATCAAAGTATTCGCAGGATGAAGTCCTGAGTCTGTATAAAACAGGATCTCTCATTCCAAACATAGATTCTTTCTCAAATCTAACTCTTGAGAGAAGCGGTTCTATGTATTCTACCTGTATTACAATACCTTTGAGAAATACACCAGCAAATCCAGTTAAGGTAGAAACAAAATACGAAATAGGATTCACAGAACTATGAGAATGGATTACATCAAATATGTCGAGACTTCAACCTCGTCTCTTTCGACCGGATTATATCTCACGGAAGAAGACTGGAATTATCTAAAAGATACAAGCGATGTAATGAATTATTCTTTCGGAAAATCTGAAAAGGATATAATAGAACTTGAAGTTTATACACTGGATGGAAATTTTATCACCGGTTCAGCCATAAAACCTGGTGGAAAAACCAAACAATTCACTGGTTCCTACAAGAATATCAAAAACGAACCGGTAACATATAACCATAGTTATTTTGTGAGTGACTTGGTTGTCGTTGGAAATCAAACTCAATCTTTATTTTTCAACATATCTGACCAGCTAAACAATCTTTCTGTGTCTGACGGTAACTACAGAATTTATACACAGCTTACAAAAGATGTTGTTGGTAGTTCGTTCGACGCTTCTAGACGTTTGATCTTAGACCAGATTTCTCCATCAAGAACAGAAATTGCTTTGATACCAAGTACAGATGTCAATAGTACGGACGAAAAAGATATCAGATTTAATGCAGAGTTTCAGACTTATGGTCAAGGAAAACTTCAAGTAAATCAAATCATAGATCAACTTGTAGATGGACTAAGAGATCCTCAGATTTACAACATATATTTTAGAGTAAAGTCCGCTAATCCAACCGTTGCTCAAGCATTCTTGACCAATTATGGTTTCATCAGTGGAATTTCTGGTAGCCAAGATGTCAACGCCATCAAGTTCATTACAGATATGTACTATGGAAACGACCAAGAGGTCCAGAGCCAAGGGTACTACTTTAAGAGAAGAATCGTTGGTGTGTATGAGCAGTATTACAACTGGCTACACGAAAACTATAATTTGATAGTTTCTTTCCAAGATTTATATGATGTATACTATTCATTTTTCTCTTTCATTGTCGAGAAAGAACTGAATGCGATCAACAGTTATCAACCAGCCAACTATACCGATATAGTAGCATTCTTGTCAGACATATATTTCGCATCCATATTCTACCCAACGATGTTGAAAGTTCAGGTTGATTACGTAAACCTAAACATAGGATACTTTAAAAATTATTTGAATTTGGACGATGGTACATTGCTTCCGATAATGAACGTGAAGTTCAATCCTTCCACGGACCCAAGATTCCACGACAGACTCATAATCAAACTTAACTCTCCCCTTGGAAAAGATGTTCTTGTTGGCTCAAGAATGATGGTCAAGAACTTCTTTACTTCTCCTCCGATAGTTCAAAACGTTTATTATTACACAAAAAATATAGTAAATACGATTCTACTGCGCGGACCCAATTTCAATGTAAAAGTTGGCAATCTAGGAAATTCAACTGAAACAATTTCGAGCGAAGAACTGTTTAGAGAAACTGGAAGTTTGTATAATGAACTATTTCTCAAGTTAAATGGAAAGTTAAACAACGAATATCTTGACACGATAGATTACAAATATTTTGAAAACTTTATAACATTTTCTTCCGCGGTATACAGATTAAATACTTACTCTACTAAAAAAGATGAAATAGCTTCTCTTGAAGATGAAATACTTGAACTTGATGGAAAGCTATTAACAAGTCCAGATGATATTTTTTACAAAAGAGAAAAAGAAAAAGCAACCAACAGAATTAACGAAATATATGGTTCTTTCGATGGGTACGAAAATTTCTTAGAAAAGAATCCAAACTGGTATGCCGAACATTTAAATGTATATGGAACAGAATCCTCTGCTTCATTATATGATATTCAAAACCAAAGCGGTCTAATAAACAATCTTCCAGAATTCATAAACTCTGGAAACGGAAACGAAGATTATGTGACATTCATAGGAATGATTGGTCATTATTTTGACAATCTTACGGTGTTTATTAAACAATTCACGGACAAAAATAACCGTGACGCAGATCCAAATAGAGGAGTGTCTACCGGAATAACGGATCAAATGTTAAGATCTCTTGGTTGGGAGCCAGAAATATCCAGAGAAAATCTTCCATTACTTCTTTCTTCTTTCTCAAAATCTGATTTTAGTCCTTCATCTTCTTTCTATAACCAAGTTGGTTCTATATCAGAAACGGAAAGAAACAGAATTATATGGAAACGTCTTTTAAATTCTTTACCGTTTATATACAAAACCAAAGGAACGGAAGCTTCTATCAACGCTATCATTTCGTGTTTTGGTATTCCAAAGAACTTGATAAAAGTTAAAGAGTATGGTGGAATAGACAGCCTAATCGACGGTTCTGATAAATCATATTATATATTTGAAAACACAAAATATGAACCGTACTTCAGTGGAAGTGGAGAATATTTTGAAGCTCCGTGGACGGGAAGTGTACAAAGCGTAGAATTTAATCTAAGCTTTGATGAAGGAAAGATAGAAGAAGAAAATACAGTTTTTTACGTGGCTGGATGCGCTGGTAGCTGGAATATAGGAGCAATCCGTGATAGAGGAAAACACTGGGGAAGATTGTTTTTTACTATCACAGATGGATCAGAAACAAAAACGGTAGGAACTGGAAAAATTCCAATATTTGATGGAAACACCTATAATGTATTATTAAGAAGAAACGATCCTATACCTGAATTTAATCTACAAAGCGCTTCAGCCGCTATTGTAGATACATATCCTATACAATACGATTTGATAGTTAAGAAGGCAGATAGTTCCAGAATAGTATACACTTCTACAGGAAGTATAATTATCAGTGGAAGTTTGAATACAGAATTTAGATCTGGAACAAATATTTTGTTTGGTGATAATTGGAGCGGAGTAACAGGTTCTTTTTGGGGAAGTATCGATGAAATAAAACTGTGGGAAATTCCTTTGGATGATGCTCGATTCGATAATCACGTATTATACAGAGGAGCATATGATCTAAACTCGCCAACAGAAATGGTGGAATCAAATCTTCTACATATTTCTTTTGAAAGACCAATAAACTTATACACGTCAAGTGGAGTGTTGACTCTTAACAATCTTTCTTTCAGAACAGATTTCCCGACGTTTACAGCAAACGATTTTCAACCTGTATATGATGTAACATATGATTCGTATGGTTGTCCAGTTTCTCAATCTATATATCCATATCAATTTCTTCAGAAGAATACCAGACAGACGATACAAGTTCCTTCGTATGGAGCCGCAAGATTTAGAAGTAATAAAACTAACTATGTAGAACAAACATTAACTAGCCCACTATCTTCCGAGTCTCGTTCTTCTTTATTAATGTCAAATGTCACTGGAAGAGATTCAAACAAACTTGGCGTTTTCTTTTCTCCAATTGACATGCAAAACGAAGAAATATTAAAATTCTTTGGTCAATTTGAAATTGGAGATTTGATAGGAGATCCGAGAACAGTGTATGATAGAACATACAAAAAATTTGAAAAGTTCAGAGAAATATATTTTGATCAAGGACTTGGTAGAATAGATTATCAGTCGTTTATGAACATGGTAAAATCATATTTTGATAAATCTATGTTCTCGTATATAAAGAACGTGGTTCCAGCCAGAACAAAGCTTGTTGAGGGGTTAATGCTTGAACCTCATATTTTGGAACGTCCTAAACTTGAATTACAACCTCTGGTAAGACAAAACATAGATATTCCGACTGGATCCGTTTATAACATGGGTTACGGTATAAGTGGAAATAAACCAAACTATTATACTCAGAGTATTGATATAGGAAACATTGGAACCACGCTTTTGAATGATATAAATCATAGACAATACGCCGATATGCCTGACATTTATGGATCTGTAGTATATTCTGATTCGGGCGTGACGTATTATAACGGTGATTATTATCGTGCAGATATACTCAAAGTTAAGAAATCATTCCAGATTCACAGAAATTATGCTCTTCAAGGATCTGAATTAAATGATTATGAAAAGCAAATCAATCTTGAAGGAACAGCACAAACTATTACTCGTTCTTACTACGAAGTAAGTATAGCAAAACTTCCTGTGGTTACTGAATATCCAATTTATATAGTAATTGGTGCAAATGTGTCTATGTCATATTCAGGTAGTATTTCTTTCGATATCGGAGCAAACGGAATAACCAGCAGCTTACAAACCGGTTCCCATAGTTTACGTGGACTTTTGTGGGATAATATATCAGGCATTCAAAACGACCAATCTCCATTAACAGGTGTGGTACAAGACGGTACGATTACGAGTCCGTTAAATATAACAGGTTCATTTGTTCCAAATGTATCTGGCTCAGTCTCATACAATGGAATGTTTAGTGCAAATTTTGATTCTACAGAATTTTATTTCAGTGGAAGCATTTCATTTAATGTGTCTCCATTTCCACCGGCGAATGATAGAGGGTACTTTGATATAAGTTTTCTTTCATCAAATTCCACGGGCTCTATATTTGAAGAGTTTGTATATAAAACTTATGGAGGTTTGTTCGGTACCGCTAACGGAGGAATACGATACAGAAAACAAGTTTCCTTAGAAAATACACCGGAAAATTCAGAAAGATTGCTTGGATATTTCCCAACTCACTATAAATATAAAAAGAAGGTTTTCTCTTCAAAGGAGATAAACTCATATGATCAACAAAACAACCCTCAAAAATGGAAACGAGGAAGTCAAAATAAAAAAACTACCGTGGACGAGAAAACTGGGCTATTAAACAACAGTTCACCCGTCGAAACAAAAGCTACATAAAAATAGTAAAAAAACGGAAAGTTCTATATATTTATTATCAAAATCACATATATGGCATATATCAATAATGAGATTGTAACCGTGGATGCCGTCCTAACCAAAAAAGGAAGAGAAATCCTTGCGGCCAAAGGAGGACTGAATATCACATCCTTTGCTTTGGCTGACGACGAAATTGATTATCGTCTTTATCAACCAAATCATCCACAAGGTTCTGCCTATTATGATTTGGCAATCAGAAACACTCCAGTGTTTGAAGCATTTACAGATGAAACTCAGGTACTAAAATACAAATTGGTCACACTACCAGCGGGTGTCACCTCTATACCTGTTATTTCTCTGGGTCAAAGCTCGATTAACGTTAACAAGGATTATAGCGGAGAATCCGTTATTGTTCCGGCCACAAATCCAACATACAACACCACCCTTGGATATACTGCAATCCTATCAAACAAGAATGCAGGAACAATCATTGGAGAACAGTTGGCATCTAATGTCACAGCTACAATTCCTACATTTATTGGAGACGTAAGTTCTACAACCGCTCAAACGGCGGTTGGTTTAAGATTCCGTTTTGTTCCAAATTCGGCTTTGACACAAACAATAACCACGACCCTCACAATCGTAGGAAACGAAAGCGGTGGATCGGTCACAATACCTGTAACTGTAAACGCTGATTAATTATGATATTTAAATCATTTGAAACTACAGATTTGGTGGCCGGCAGAACACAACCGGTTTCAACTGGTATTTGGAGTGACGGTACAACTTCTTGGGGATCTGGCACTACCAGATTTTACACAAGTTCATTGCAGTCCACACTAAGCGCTTCGGCCTATGAACCTTTGAATGGATTGTATTATTTGAATGTATATGATGCACCCTCGACTCAATCTGATGCCGACATATATTATTCAATAACTTACGGGCATTATGCTGGCTCAGGCTCTTCCACTTTTGACACCAACACATCCCAAGGAAGTTTGTTATATCCTACTAAAGCTATATACAATCAATATCGTAATTTGCTGTTGTCTCCAGGCGATGTTAAGTTCTCATTCGCCACATCAAGTATTGCTGGAAATCAAACGTCTCAAGATTCCGATGATATATATGTTTTGAATTTTAGAAGTACAAAGTTCAAAGACAGGCTTGATCCTGGTCAATTTGAAGTTACTGTTTCTGGATCAAATGGAAAAATAACACTTATTGACGACTCAAGAGATAACCCAAACACTGCTGTAGAAACAGGTGGAAAAAGATATAATCTAATCCAAGGAACAATTGAAAGCGGATCGCTGGCTACAAGATATTATCAAGCAATAGGTTCTATGTATCCGGATTTGGGAATCGTTGTTCTAAATCCAAGATCTTTACAACAATTGATTGGATCGGTGGGATGGAATGGTGTGGATTATAGAGTAGGACCAACAGGATCGGCATCGGACAATCCACCGGACACAAGTTATTTGACAGGCCAGTGGTCTGGAAAATTTGCTCAAATGTCTGGATTGATGGTGACTTCTATTCAATCTGGTTCTCTTCTTTCTTCGATGAAGGCTCGTGTAACAGAATACGTACCAGCACGCCATTATTTTGTAAGAGTCAAGAATCAAGAATTTAATTATTCCAATAATCCTACATTTGTAATCAACGATACCGATAATCCAGCAAGTTCTCAAGATATTGGTAAATTAAGATTCGCTGACTTTTCTTCAAATCCAAAAGTATATATCACCACCGTTGGTTTGTACAATGAAAGTAACGATCTTGTTGCCGTGGCGAAGTTGAGTCAACCTGTTTTGAAGGATTTCGCTAACGAATGTTTGATTCGTATACGTCTCGACTTCTAATTATAAAAATTAGAAGATTGATGATGTTTGAGGGTGAAAATAACTCCTCCAACGGAATATTTATGGTTATATGATCAAGTCGTTTTCGGCAGGAGATATATCCGTTAGACCATTCCAGACCTACAAGAACTGGAATATACAGAGTATTGTGTCTGGAGCTATAGATTCTAACGGATATCCCACATATTATTCAAATTTAGCTGAAATAGACGAAGGAATCAAGTATCAACATTCTTTTAGCATAGACGAGCCCACCAGTTCATACGGAAGATACAAAAGAGTAGTTTATAATGTAACGGATGCAATGTTTTATCGTTACAAAGATAATCCAGCTCAACTATTTGGATTGGAAATTCCTGGTGCAGATCCTTTTACAGGCAGAAAAGAAATTAGAAATATCAATGGAAGAATAACTACTTTTAGAATAGCTGAAAGTTATTGGGGAGAAAAAATCAAACCGAAGTCGGTTTATATTCTTGATAATTCAAACCTGCATCAAACATATGAAATATATGATGACGGGTATACAAATTTGTACGCAACAGGTTCACACTTTGATAGCGAAAAAATAATTCCCGCGGTAAAAAGTTATCCGCCGCCGTTTTATTGGAATACAAGTAGTGGATATTTCGTATACACATATCCAAACGGAGACGAAGAAATATTAAATACTCAAACAGCAAAAGAGTATGCGGCGATGGGTCTTCAAGTTGTGTATTTTCCAGATAGCGGATCTTGGGATTATGATGAATCTGGTTCAATAGATATATTTGAACCACCAAGCGAGCATTTTGGAGAAGCTGTATCTGTTTGGGATAAATATGTCGCTGTTGGTTCGCCAATGGATAGTTTTAGTTTATCTTCAAGTTTGCATGGGTATGCAGCTTTGTACAAATATGACATAAATCTGGATAGACATAGGCTTGTAAGAAGATTTCATTCACCACATTCATATGAGGGCATATTTGATGAATACGGTCCAAACATGGACACGGTAAATAAAGTTATTGCCAGTGGATCTATGAATAATATTGTAAATGATGGATACGGAACATCCGTCAGTGTTGACAATGGGTTTATGGCAGTTGGAGCTCCATATGATCAAGCAACAGGAAGTTTTCAATCCGGATGTGTTCATGTCTATGACAAATACAAGGGTGGAATAGAAAATTGGGGACTCATCAATACCATACCAGGAGACTCCGAAGATGATAGATTTGGACAAAGTGTTTCCATAGATAAAGATATACTGGCCATAGGGGCTCCATATGTAAGTGGATCAAAAGGAGCGGTGTATATCTACAGAAGATATAGATATGAAAATGTTGGTTCTTGTGATTATATTTCAACAAGTTCTTTAGCACCTTTATATTCTGCGTCATATGTGCCAACATATATTTCTGGAAATTTTACTTGGGTTCGTGAAGCTGTATTAACTTCAAGCGTATTACAAACCGGCGACAAATTTGGTTGGTGTTTGCAAGCCAACAACGACCGAGTTATTGTTGGAACATATATGACCGGTAGTGATGGTTATGCTGCGTTATTTACTTGCTCATATTATTCCGCATCGGTAAATGATTGTCCTACGGCATCATGGTCAGAAAATAAAATATTTTATGGAGACGAAACATATGGAAACATTCCAAAAAATTCTCCGGCGTATGTAAATGAAATATCTATGTCGTATGACGGATTTGGAATGGCGGTGTCATTAGACGGAGACCATCTTATTATCGGAAGTTATTTTGATAAAGGATTTACTCCATATAACGGAGCACCATCAAGTTTAGAAAAGGTTTTGGGCGCGGCATATTTTTATCATTACTCCAACGACCCAGATTGCGGGCCAGCATTTCGTTTAATCAAGAAAACTTTTGGCAATCTTGAATTTGAAAAAGTTAGAAATTTTGCAAGAGCTGTATCAGTTGATGGTACATACGCGGCGGTCAGTTATGAAACAGATGATCTTACCAAATATGTTTGGTATAATTCTGCGTCTGGTGTATTTACTCTAGAAAGTAGTTCATATCAATCAAGCGGAAGTGAAGATAATGTTCTTGGTAGAGTTGCTATATATTCTTATGATTCTGGAGACGTTGATTGGAATGAAGATACCATAATTCGCCGAAACAAAGAAGAAGACAAACCATTTAATGTGTTTGGAAAATCTTTATACTTAAATTCTGGATTCTTGGCGGTTGGAGCGCCAATATACAACTATGCAGATCCAGTGTCTCAATCTCTGATAGTTGACGCATATGTTCAATCGGCCTCCGCGTTCCCATACAATTATAGTGGTTCTGTTTTCATTTACGATTTTGACGACTATAACAAAAACCCACATCTTGGAAATATGTTCTATAAAAATGGATACGCTGTGATGACAAACACCGCTTCAAATTTTTATGATGTATTGACAAAAACAGGAAGTCGTGGGTTTGATATGGATTATCAAGGAACTCACACAATATTCGAACACGAATATCTTGTTACCATCAATCCAGGCGAATTCAATTATAGCACAAACCCCTCGTCTCTTATACAAGATCCTTTGTTATTTGATGTAAACCAAGATGGTGTTTTTGATTTGTATGATGTCAATTATATCATGCAATATCTCACAAAAAAGAGATTCCAAGAAGAATCAAGATACTATGATAATGGACTTGGATTGGAAACAAATTCTCCAAATGATTATGATTGGTGGGGAATGGATCTGTTACAAACAGAATCTGAGGATGTATTACTTCTTGAATCAGAAATTACAGAATTCTTTGTTAGCAGTTCATTGACCTTGTATACCAAGAAAATATACGACTATATAGAAAATAAGTTGGTCAATACTGGTATTTTGGATATTGATGGTAACGGAAATATTGACCTAAAAGATGGAGCTATACTTGTTGCTTACTACGCAAATAAGCTTACTCCAACACTACTTCCAAAGTATTTGGATGAGAATTCTACCCGCAAATATGTCAAAGATATAATAAGTTATCTTGATCGTTATTGTGGTAGAAAGCTGTTCAATGTAGATCCAAACTTTTTCAATTATCAACTGTCTTCATCATATGATCGCACAGGTTCGTATCTAGCTCCGTATATAACAACCATTGGACTATATGACGAAACTAGTGGATCTTTGGTTGCTGTGGCTAAATTAGGTAAACCTATAAAAAATCTAATTGATTGGCCCATAAATATTATCGTCCGTTTTGATACATAACCTTATATTTATAATAAATTAGGAGAAAATATATATGCCAGATCTACCCGCAATAGAAAGAACATCATTAACAACTAACCTTGAAGCTAGATACAACCAATCAGCCGATCTAGCCAACGTTGGCGGAGGAAGTGCTAAAGACGCCGGAACCATTGCTACTGACTTTATTAATAATGGTTCCGTTGGCCAAGGAAGAGAATGGGCACAAAAGCAATTTGTGATCAATGCTCAAAAGGGTGTAACAACCTTTACAGAAAACGCTCTTCAATATTCTACCAACACATTAAAAGTTCCTTCGAACAAGCCATACGCACCAGGCGGTCGTATTGCTACCTGATAAAACAAAAGGTTATATAATGAAGGTGTTGGGGTTGGATTTAAGCACCACTACTTGTGGTTATGCTATCACAGAAAATAAAGATATACTCTGTGCCGGCTTTGTTGACATTTCCAAAGCAGAATCGTATAAAGACAAGGCTGATTTGATCATAAAAACGTTAGATGGTCAAAACTTTTCAAAAATAATCATTGAAGAAAGTTTGTTTGGATTTTCTGGAGGCGGCACATCTCAGCAAGTTATCATAAAGTTGGTCAAAAATAAGGCCGTGGTTGGTTATATTTTAGAAAACCATTATGGAGTAAAGGTGGAGTCCATTCACGCCCAAACCGCTCGTAAAAAGGCCCTCGGTGCCGCCAGAATAAAAGGGGTAAAACCTAAAGTGTTTGTCAAAGAAAGTATCGAAAAGATGTATAAGATGGACAAGTGGATTATAAAAAACACAAAAGATAATCCAGATAAAAGAAATGAAGATATGTATGATGCCATCGTATTGAGTTTAGCCGGTTGATTTTACAATTTGACAATACAACCTACATCTGTATCATGATGGTTGATGTCTTCTTTGAAGGTTTTAGATTTAACAACATTTGTAGACAAAACACTTAAACAAAGTGGCAGAAAACGCAAGGATAATAACTTGCAGTACTTTTGTCCGTTCTGCAATCACCACAAACGTAAGCTGGAGGTAAGAGTAGAAAAACCTTACCAATGGCATTGTTGGGTTTGTAATGCCAAAGGTGTTGGATTGTTTTCATTGTTGAAAAAACTCAAGTCCAATCCAAGTGAGTTTGATGCATTGGAAAAAATACTTGGAATATCTGAACCAAAATATATTCCAACAGAAAGTTTTGATGATCAGTTTTTGCTGGATCTTGAAGGCAATGACTTTGAAGAAAAGAAAGAAGAATTAACATTTCCTGGCGAATTCAAGAGATTATTTGATGACGATGGCAGCTTTGGTTACAAGCACGCTATCAACTACGCCAAGAAGAGAAAAATAACAGCTGCGGACATTGTAAAGTATAATATCGGTTATTGTAACAAAGGTCCGTTCGCTAATCGGTTGGTGTTTCCGTCATATGATGCAAACAACAATCTTAACTTTTATAGCTGTAGAAGTTATTATGATGGGACGCCGTTGAAATATAAGAACAGCGAATGTTCCAAAGACATTATAGGCTTTGAGAATCTTGTTGATTTTTCATATCCAATTTATCTGTGTGAAGGTGCTCTCGATGCTATCTCCATAAAAAGAAATGCTATTCCGTTGTTCGGAAAAACAATGAGCAGTAAACTAAAAGCGGCCATCATATCCAACAAATGCCCAGAGATAAACATTGTGTTGGACGACGATGCTTTGAAAAGCTCGATGGAAATCGCAGATTATCTTTTGTCCCTCGGAAAAAAAGTAAGGCTGGTAAGACTGAAAGGGAAGGATCCGAACGTGCTTGGGTTTGAAAAAACTATGGTGGAGATTAATAAAACGGATTACCTTGACTTCTCAAGTCTTATGATGTTAAAGTTGAACAAATAATTTTATGGCGGATACAGTAACGAAGCTAGATATAGGTTTTGATATAGTCGAAAAGATGGTACATATCGCGGACGTACACGTGCGTCTGGTCAAGAGACACGAAGAATATCGTGAGGCCTTTTCCAAAGTGTATGATTACGTAGGAAAAACTCCCGAAAAAACCATCGTGATGATTGCTGGCGACTTGCTTCACTCAAAGATCGATCTAAGTCCCGAGGCCATTCAACTTGCTAGCGAGTTTCTGAAGACTCTTGCCGATCTTCGTCCCACAATTCTGATCAGCGGTAATCACGATTGCTTACTAACCAACAAAACTCGTTTGGATAGCTTGTCTCCAATCGTTGATAATCTTGATCACGATAAACTGTTTTATTTGAAGGACACGGGATTATATGGATGTGGAAACATACTCTTCAACAATATGAGTGTGTTTGATGATCCAGACCAGTATATTAAAATAGAAAAGATAACCAAGAAAATCAAACACCAGTATGATACCAAGATTGCTTTGTATCACGGCGGTGTTCACGGTGTATTGACAGACATTGGTTATATGATTGAGAACAAGCTGGTAAACACTTCGTTCTTTGAAGGTCACGACATTATTGCTCTTGGTGATATTCACAAGGCTCAGACGTTTTATATCGACCGAATTCATACCATTGAAGAAGCAGAGAACTTCGCTAAGACCGCTGAGTCTGACGAGTGGGAAGTTATAGACGACGACACATTGACTGATAAAGTCCGTCTGCGTAAAAAGAAAACTCCAATCTTCCGTTATCCTGGTTCTTTGATACAACAAAATCACGGAGAAACCTTGGACAATCATGGATTCTCCGTCTGGAACATACAATCACGTACATTTGATCACGTTGAAATAAACAATGACTATGGATATTTTACCATAGAGATTGATGATGGCAAACTTATCACGGACATATCCAATATGCCGTCTAAGCCAAAACTACGTGTACGTTGTAAAGAAAGCGTTGCGAGTGAGGTGAAGAAGATTATTGCTGAAATACGTCAGACCAAAGAAATCACAGACCTTGTGTATATGAGGGTTGATGGAGATGACCTCAAAAAGCAGGTGAATGCTCAGATCGTTGATAATCTAAACAAGATCAGCAATGTGGATTATCAAAACAAATTGATAGAAACATATCTTAAGGAAAAATACACTGAAGTGATGGATGAGGATACTTTGACATCTGTAAAATCCATCAACAAAAAGCTCAACGATTCTTTGAGTAAGGACGATCAGAGCAAGGGAATTCGTTGGAAGCCTATCAAGTTTGAGTTCAGTAATATGTTCAGCTATGGTG